TTTGTAACCTGTGGCAGATGATGCACCTTTGTAACCTGTGGCAGATGATGCACCGCAGTCACCTGTGGCAGATGATGCACCGCAGTCTTCATCACTTTTTGCTTCTTTTTTAACTCTACTCATGGTAAAATCAATGGCTGCCTTTACCAGTCCGGAAATATCCAATCTCGCACCAATCTTTATTTTTGTGGACGCAACCTTGAAATCATCTTCACCTCTATCAACTTCACCGCTCTGCTCCACCTCATGGTAAACAGATTCATTTGGAGAATAATAATTAAGACAATCCAGTGGATATTCGCAAGCGTGAAATTCACTATGACAAGCATCTGCTGTCTCCTCTTCGTACTCCTTGCCTTCTTCGTACTGGAATCCACGGCAAGTCATGTCCTTGTTAAATCCTTTATAGCTTTTGATAATCTCAGCCATCAGTCCACCTCCGCACACTTCAGACCATCCTCGGTCACTACCAGTACTCCTGCTTCAATCAGCGCATTAATGGTACTCTCGCTTGCTCTCTCGATAGGTATAATCTGCTTTTTCATTCTTTCTTCTCTCCTTTTCTCGTGATTGTAATCTTTGGGTTCTTCATGCCAATCTGGTCGGCATATAACTCTGCCAGAATGCGCATTGCTCTGTCAGCTTGTTCCTCAGTCATTGCAGGCATCCGCATCCTCCTATTCTTTCAAAAAATACTCTGCTTTTACCTTAAAATACTTAGCTAACACGACAGCATTTTTTAATGTCGGTTCAGCATCAGGTCTGTTCTGCCAGTTACTCACAACGTTCTGTGCAATACCTGTGTCTTTGCACATCTTGTAAATCGAAACTCCTTTTTGTTTGCATAATTCATTGATTTTTTCATACAAACACAATATATACACACCTCCTATCTATATATAGTGGTTGCATATACTTCACTTTTGTGATATTCTTTAGTTGTCACACAAAAGAAAGGACACATCTATGAAGTACTTGCAATTAGTAAAACAAGTTGCTTTTAATTTGTGAAGCACTTTACTTGTTTATAATACTTTATATTTGTGAAGTAGTCAATACAAGATTGTGAAGTATTTTATATTTGTGAAGTATTGCTAATTTATGTATGAGATTTTTGTGCAATTATGCAAATCAAAAGGGATAACTACATACAAAGTATGCAAAGATTTAGGCATAAGTCAGGGTACTATCAGTAATTGGAAAAACAGAGGGAATAATTTGTCCACTGCTATTCTGAAAAAGATTGCCGATTATTTTGAGGTATCTATCGAATATCTTATAAATGGCGAAGATGTAAAATGGGATCCCGCAGGACAGACGATGGATTACACTATTTCTCTATCCGAAGAAGAGCAGGATTTGCTAATGAAATACCGCAAAGCAGATGACACACAAAAAGAAATGATTAGGCGAATATTAGCCTATTCAGATAAAATGTAAAAAGTAGAAAAGCTATGGAAGAAACAAAGAAATGTAAATACTGTCAATCAGACATTCCGAAGAAAGCTACGGTTTGTCCAGTATGCAAGAGGAAACAATCAAGTACGCTTAAAGTAGTTTTGATTTGTATTGCTGTGTTTTTTGCGATTGGAATTGTTGGCTCTTTATCAGATGATTCCTCTGACAGTTCATCGAGTTCTACCACAACGCAAAAGCAGAGCACATCTGCATCCACGAAAGAAACTACTGTGCAACAAGAAGAAGTAATTGAATATACCGCAATTACGGTGGAACAGCTTGACAGCGATTTGAAAGACAATGCTTTGAAAGCAACCGATTCTTACAAAGGAAAATATTTAGAAATTACTGGCAGACTTTCAAATATTGATGCAAGTGGAAAGTATATCAGTCTATCGAATGACGAAGTTTTAGATGTTTACGGTGTACAGTGTTATGTAAAATCAGATGAGCAAAAGCAGAAAGTCATGGACATGAAAATAGATGAGCATTACACTATCCGAGTAAAAATTAAAGATGTCGGAGAAGTTATGGGATATTCCGCTGATATAATTGAATTTGTAGACTAAAGATTAAGCCACTTTTATAGTGGCTTTTTCTGTCAGAAAGGAACAGTAATGATTAACTGCGCAATCTACCCACGTAAATCCAAAGCCGTGGACAACTCCGACAGCATGGATGTGCAAATTGATATGTGCCGCCGGTACCTGGATGACAAGTACGGCTCCGGGAATTACACTGCCACGGTTTATGATGGAGACTACGGGATCACCGGACACTCCACCAAAAAGAGAAAAGACTTTCAGCGAATGATGCGAGATGTGTCTGATAGAAAAATTCAGCTTGTTGTCATTCAGCGGTATGACCGTATCGCACGTAATACTAGGGACTTCTGCAACCTATATCACGACATGGAAATCAACGGTTGCAATCTTGTCTCCGTCAGCCAGCAGATCGACACCACTACACCCTATGGAAAAAACTTCATGTATATGCAGGCATCAATGGCAGAGTTGGAATGGGCATTAAATTCCGAACGTAGAAAAGATACCATCCGTTATGCGGCATCCATCGGGAAGTCTATACTCCCGGATCACTCTACACCGTTTGGATACCACAACGCTGTCGTGAATGGAGTGCGCAGACTGGTAAAGGAAGAACAATGGAAAGATGCTGTTGCGGATCTGTTTGAATACTATCGCAAATATCGAAACTACTCTGCCACTGCCCGGCATATCAACCAACAGTACGGTACAAGATTTGAGATTCAGGCTATCAAGCGCATAATCCGCAGCCCTTTTTATTATGGATGTTACAAGGATAATGATAATTTCTGCGAGCCATATATATCTAAAGAGGACTGGCAGGATCTCCAACAAAAGAGACCAGTAATCCGCACCGCAGGAAACAAAAAGACGGAAGTATTATTCTCCGGGATGATCCGGTGCCCGGAGTGTAATCGGCTGATGCGGTCCTGTCAAAAAAGCCACCGAAGCGGTAATGTGTATCGGTACTACCACTGCGAATACCACTCAGCCAGAATGTGTGCGTTTGCCAGGGTAAAATCCGAGAATCTTATTGAGGAGATGCTACTGAACCGGGTAGATACCTTTTTGGCAGAACGTGAAGCAGCTATGTCAGATCAGAAATCAGAGAAAAAGCACTCAACCAACAATGTATCAAAATACCGGGCAGAGTTGGACAGGCTTAACACGATGTTCTTAAAAGGCAGAATAAGCGAAGAATACTATGACACGGAGTATTTAAGGCTAAATGATTTAATAGGGCAGTATGAAGCTTCTAGGCAGTCTCACGACAGCGTTAAGCACTTGCGAGAGGTGTTTGTGTCTGACTGGAAAGAAATGTACAAGGATCTCGATAAATTGCACAGGAAATTATTTTGGCGGGACGTGATCCGGCAGATAATCGTTGACGATAACATGAATGTAATTGATGTTATTTTTTTATAACGCTTTTGGTTACCTTATGTGACGTTTGCTTGAGCAAGCAACAATTAAGGCAGTACATAAATCCCCCGCCGGATCTGCTCCGATGGGGGATTGCTTCTTAATTATAAAATACCGCCTGTATGCTGTTGTATCCAACTTTTCCGTCTTTTACCAAGTTCAGCTTGCCCTGCACTGCAATGGTCTCTTTTCGCGCATCTTTTCCATACTTGCCATCTTCGTCCTGATCATGCCCCAAAATCTCATTGCAACGTCTCTGCCACCACTTAACTACCGCTCCTGTGGAGCCAACCTTATAAATCAGGCCGACTCTCTTCGCCTGCAGGCAGATCTGCCGCCGCACATATTGAGTATTAGGACCATCTTTTCCATCTTCGACCAGTTTTTTCCCTTGTGCATCCCTGTAACCGTCGGCATTTGCGGAACGTTGGAAGTTCTGGATGTTGATGTTGCATACTTCCTCACGCTCCGCCGGTACTGACACCATTTCAAAGTCGGTATAAAATATATTGATATCACACTTACCACTTATTCCAGGGACAGCTCCGGATGATGTATACTGCCAAATATCCGCAAGGTTAATCTCTGACGTTGACAAGCTGGATGTATAACGTGCATACCATACGTATACTTTTCCAAGTGCTTTTACGATCCTGTCAATGTCAAAATATTTATTAAGGTAATCTTTGTTGGTATAGATTACCGGGAGATAACCAGCTTCTTTTACCTTTTGCAAAAATGCAATTGCCATATCCGTAGCCAACTGCTTAGTGACATTTACACCTTTTTTGCGGGCATAGTTGAATGAGTCGTATTCAAAGTCAAATGCGATTGGACACTTAGTCCAGTACTTTTTCGCCTGGACGATACAAAACTCAGCTTCCGCCACCGCCATAGCCACGGTGTAAGCATATGAGAACCAATATAGCAGCACCTGAACAGCCAGATTAAAGCAGGCCAATGCATTGCTCACATACTTCTCGTCAACGTTATTTTTTCCGTAACCGGCGCGGATACCGATACGCTTGTATCCAGCATCTCTCACTCTTTTAATGTTTACATTCCCGTTATGTTTGGAAATGTCAGGTCCTTTATACAATGCTTGTTTCATATTTTTTCTCCTTTTATTTTTAAAAATTTTACGTTTGTAAATGATTGATTTATTTTTTGCTTCTAATCTCCGCCCATCGGCTATCACTCCTTCTGTAAATGGCAAGTTAACAAATGTATATACTGTTTTATACAGTAATTATTTTGCAGCAAATGTGACAAATACGGTAGATCTTAAAGATAATTTTCAGAATTACAAACTTCTTTTATTTGTATGTAACAACGGAACAGCTCAGATGTATGCCCCTACTGTATATCCAGCATTGTATATCAAAGATTTATATGACTCCGTTAAAAATGGTCAGTATCTCGGAACATATCCATCAATTGCCACTTTTATCGGTAGTACTATAAGTGGATCTTTTATCCCCGTTGCTGACAATAAATTCAAACTTACTACTGGTATGAGCGGTACATTTATGATTTTAGGATTAAAATAATATGTTATTCTCATATGTGTCGTCATTATCAGTTGTCTGAATAAGGTTTTAGGCAAATTGCAGTAAGAGTTCCTCTATAGGTGAGATCGGATGTTACATTAGCAAAGTCATAAGTGGATAAATTCACAGTGGTAGTTGTACCTATCCCTCTTAAAATTATGTTTGTACTTCCACCACCGCCAATCATTGATTCTCTAACTGTTTGATCGAAAAGGGTATTATTGTATATAAAATCAGATGATATATTGCCATCAATAAATCCAATTATTAACCACAAACCAGGTGTTAAAGTAACACTACATATTATTACTTGTTTATTTAATTTTTGATTTTTATATTCACCTGTTTTCTGTTCTACTTTCATTACTAACTTGCCATTTACATCACTTAATCCCCCAGTGATAGTACCGTCACCAATAGTCGAAATATCGGTAGTTCCGATAAGACTTATAAGTGATTTAAGATTTTTTACAGCCAGTTTAAGTTTTCCAAAAATAAATGATAACTTTTCTCCTGTCGTTAATTCCTCTAAAGTTGTTGCTTCTTCAAACGCCGCAGTCAAATTACTACCATCACCAGTTTTGGTCAAATAATTTGTCAAATCTGTTTTTGGAATTGCATCTATTTTTTTATCAATATTGATTTTGTCATAATAATTTTCCAAATCAGAAACTGATTTTTTAATGTATCCAGCATCATTTTCTAATTCGCTGACTTTTGTAGGTATACCGCCTGTTTGCAGTTTTGCCTGCTCCATATAATACTTTGCGTTATCTGTATCTTCTCCTTCTCTTGTTCCGGTTCCACCTACAGCATAAGATTCAGCCAATACAGATTTTGCATTTGCGGATTGCGCATAAGCAGATGCATTTGCGGATTCTACTCTAATATCTGCTAAATAATTAGGCTGCAGCATATCATCTGTTACTGATCCTGTTTTTATTGAAAAAGAATATGTCTTATTCTTTCCAGTACCAGTCACGGAGACAGCTATAGTTGAAGAATCTTCAAATGTCAACACAGGAATCATAGAACCAATATCAGCTGTAAACTGTGTTCCATCTTCTGTAGTCATGGTAATGATTCCATCATCAGACATGGAAAATCCGACAGGTATTTTTTCAATATTGAGGTCAAAAATAATCTTTTCACCGTTGTATTTTGTAATGGTGATTATTCCTGTTGTTTCATCCATAGTCCAATCAGCAATATTTCCGTTTATTGCAGACTTGTCTACTTTTAAGGCATCCTGTGATATGATACGGTTGTCCAACGCATCAATAGCAGAATCCATCTGATTAAGATTGTATGCATCTAAATCCGTGTTTTCACTTGGATAATCTTCCCAGTTAATTCTAGTATAAACCTTATTCAGCGCCATCTGCAGATACCTCGCTTTCTTTTTCTCTGTTTCTTTCTGCCAACTCTACATTTATTTGATTATCTGCGCCTCTGTTAATCTGCCCGGCAATATCGTTCACAATGAGCCGCTTAATCTCCATCGGTAGACCACATCCATTGAAAAGATTTATGATTGACTGTTCAAATTCTCTGATTTCTAAACTGTTCATATTTATTTTCCTATCCAATAAGGTTGTATGCCTTAAGAGCATCTATCAAGCTGTTTAATGTGGTAGCAATACTGTATGTGCTGGTTGAACTTGGTGATGCGATTTTGCTCACTGTCTTTTTTTGTGCACCATTGCTTCCAAAAAATCCAACATTTCCCAAACTAGATGCTAATTTAACATTTCCTGCACTTGTTATTGCAAAAGCAGTCGTGTCAACTAAAAGTGTCCCATAAATTTTGTGCGTATGTCCTATTGCAAGTTCTGTATCTCCACTTATTTTTACACTACTGCTAAATGCTATAGTTCCTCTTGATGTTTTTGGACTTATTGTATCAAAGTATCCTTGAGGCGCATTTACACTTCCAGTGGTTACAATTCCACTTGCTGTAAGAGTTGTACTGTTTGAACTGTATGTTGCTCTTACTCCTGCTCCATCCATTCCACAAGTATAAGAACCGTATTTCAGCACAATCGTACTATAATCTTGTGATGCTGACTGTAAATTGATAGTTCCTCCGGTTATATCAATGCTTTTTGCAGTAACTTTCCCATCAGCGGTAATAGAAAAGTTGGTAGAATCCAATACAAACCTATTCCCGGAAATACTTACCTGCCCGCTCTCAATGCTCAACTGCGAACTGACATCACCTTTGGAGACTTTCAGTTTAATTTGATCTGACTGCAAAGATATTGCCGCTGCCAATTCTACTTCTGCATCTGTAGCCCTTTTTGCTTCAAGTTCAATCTTTCCAGCTGTCTGTGTAATCTTCGTATCCAGTCCACTTTCTACATCCTTGATTTCAGACCGAGTTTCCTCAACAGTACGTTCTAACTCATTTGTTTTTCCAAGTAATTGCTTAATATCATATTCATAACCATTTACCTTTTTGGTACGGTATTCTTTACCTTCGCTAAAATAACTGTCTTGCAATTTCTGAATACCATTTAAGGTTCTTTGCATTACATACGTGTAAACTAAATCTGTTTTTGTATTTACTCTGATTCCGTCACCGACTTCTATACAAGGGTTTCCTTGCGCTGTAATTTTTGCCGGTCTGTACCATATTCCGTAAATAATACTAAGGACATTGTCTGCTATTATCTGCAACTCTTTTGCAGATTTTCCATATACCAAAAAATTGTTTTCAATAATATAGCAGTTATTTCCAGTACCGGATATTGCACCAATATCACTTTCAGTCTGTCGAATTTGTAATTTATCAATTTTTTTGCATATATAATCTTCGTATTGGCAAGATATGTAACTGTTGCCCGGAACTTTTGTGACATTTGTGTTAGACTGAGGATATAACCCTTTTTGAGGATATAACCCTTTTTGGGGATACAATCCCTGGCTCATCATCTGCAAAATTATGTACTGAAGTTTTCCATTTCTACCAAAATGTCCAAAACATCCGTTTATTTCACAAATTGCTTCTAATACTTTTTTACCTGACAATTCACTTGGCTTTATAGTTTTTTCAACTAGCATTGAATCGTTTACAAGACTAATTGTCTCAGAATCAATACCTAAATATTCGCAAAAACTGTTTCGAAAATTTAATAATGATAAAGGAAACGCTAAACTGTTGTACCATGCAGATACGTCGGCATTTGCAACGTCGTACATTTTGTCATAAGCTGTGATGTCTCTATATTTTCTATCTCCAGATTTTTCATCAGATATTACATTATAATAACCATATTGGAATGGTTTTTCAGAATGTTCTCCCAAAATAGAAAAAACACTAAGTTTTTTGTTTTTTAAACTGCTGACGGAATTTGTTACACGAAATTTCAGTTCAGATGCTTCACAACATCCAAAACGTAATTCGTTTTCCGAACAAAGTCCCTCTTTCAAAGACCATTCCTCGCAGTGCAAATCTGTATTGTCGAGTGTACCGCCATTGAATTCAATATACATTTCTCTCTTTATGGAATTTTTAAGAAATAATGATTCATATTCGTAATTAATCATATCAATATCCTATAAATGCAATTCTTAATGGTGCATATTGTATTTTGTTATCTTTTATAGTTTGTATCTGAGGTTGCGGTTCTGCCATATACGCATCCTGCGTTACATATCCGTTATATTCCAATATAAAAGCGGTAATTGTAACTTTTCTTTCCAATTCATTGATATAGTTTCTACGGATCATATCCATGATTTGTTCATATTGTTCATTATTTAACGGGATAGTTTCAAACTCGCACTTGATAGGTACATGGGAAAGAGCTTCCCTATGCAATAAACCATTTGCATCTCGATATGAGTCAAGGTCCTGAACAGAAACATATCCCTTGTATGTTTTTTCTTTTATATACTTCATATTGAATATTTCATTGCCTATTTTTAATAAAAACCCGGAATACATAACTTACATACACCTCCTTAATACTGAAATGCACTTCTTCCGGTGCGTTGAATATAGCTGTCGTTCTGCTTCTTTACAACGCGGAACACTTCCCAACCGTCAATGTTTATAACAATATCTCCGCTCTCGCCTTGCCGGTAATATCCACTCTCTTGCAATGCTTCAACCATAGCTTGTTTCATGGTTGACAGAGGAGACACCACTTCGGTCTCTCTGTTGTTGTCACCCAGTATAGCTGCAAACTCTCTTGACTGCCTGGGAACAACCGTACCGGTTGCAAGACGGGGCAGTGATACTGGTGTGATGTTAAATCCGATATGCTTTCCACCAATGCCGGGCACTATATCGGGGATGTCAAAACTAATTGCATTCAGCGCACCGATGATTCTGTTAATGCTTCCCTCAACTATATCAATGATGACATTAAGAATGCCCTTAAGGACATCTTTCACACCTTCCCATGCCTGCTTCCAATTTCCGGTAAATACTCCAGTGATAAACTTGATCAAACCGCTTAAAATATCAATTACATGAGATATAATGTTTTTAACCATTGTAAGAAAAGGCTTTAACTGTCCAGACATAGCCTGGATGCATACCTTCCATTTTATCGATACAAGGTCCAATACGGTTTTCAGAAACTCAAATATAGTTCCGATTTCTTCCGATTTCTCAACGAACATATCTCCCATTTCGGAGAAAAACTGAGACACATCGTTCAATATTCCAACAAAGGTCTCTCCGAGGAATGCTGCAAACGGGGCAAACACTTCGTTCCATATCTCATTCAGATACGGGGAAATCACTTCAAATGCCTTATTACAAGCTTCTACTGCACTGGCCAACAGATTAAAAAATGCCGGTAGTGCATCTTCAATTACGAAACTACCGAGCGGCTCTAAAACGTTCTCAAGTAGCCACAAAAGGCCTTTTCCGATATTATCCGTTAATGGCTCGATTGCTGTTTTCAATTTCTCAAAGCTGTCAATCAGCGGTTGGAAATCAATATTCTTGAACCAGTTCTGCAGACTTTCTTTTATCGGATCAAGGATGGATTTCAGTTTGCTTGCCAATCCCGCAATCTTACTCTCAATCGGTGCAACCTCAAACATATCGTTGGGAGACACCGTACCGCCTGCACCGCTGTTGTCCTGCTTGGACTGGTTATTCAGTTCATCAATACTTGCTAATGATCCTTTTGCTTTCTTTGCCGCCGCCGCGGTCCCGTTAAGGCTCTTTGCATAGTTCTCCTGCACCTTGATAGCCTTTGTGAAGGTACTTGCTCCGGTCAGTGCCGCAAAAAACTGCCCGACATAATTCATGGCTGTGCTCAACAAGCTGATAAGCCTTGTCAGTATCGGTTCTATTACCGTTATAATCGGTGCAAATGCCACAGCGAAGCTGTTCTTTAACTGCGTGAGAGCCGATTTAAGATTGCTCAATGCCGTGTTGGTAGGATTCACACCATCATTGAATTGAGCAAGGTTCTTGAAGCCCTCAACCATCGCAGAGCGCAGCTTATTGATAAGTGCTATCAGACTTTGAACTCCAAAAACATATTTAAGCATGGTTTTTAAACCAACTTTGAAACCTCCACTGCTTTTTTTAGCAGAATCTCCCATTTTTCTGATAGATTTAGATGCTTTTTCAGAAGCGTCTCTGATATTCTTAATACTATTTGCCTTATCTTCCATTCCGTTTTTAGAATTTTCCAAAGACTGTATTTCTGCATTAAGTCCAGATATGTTATTTTTTGCCCTATCTATTTCAGAAACAAGTGTATCGTAATACTTCAAATCATCTTGACTTGGAGCAATCCCAATTTCTTTAGATGTGGAAAAAATTCTATCCATTCTTTCTTTTGTTGCTTCCAAATTTTTTATATAGGACTCTAAATTAGAAATTTCCTTTTTAGCTTGGTCTATTCTAATTTCAGTATCAATTACAACAGCATTATTTGCCACAAGCACCGCCTATCCGAGCAGTTCCTTGAGGGCCTTTTCGTCTTCCTCGCGCTCCCGCTTCTCCTGCTCTGTCAATTTATCCTTAAGCAGCACCACATCCTTGTTATCCCGGATGTAATCCTGCTCCCACTTTTCCAATTTCTTCCCGGTGGCTCTTTTCTGTCGTATGGATAGGATATGAGTAAAAGTACACTCGCCTATCTCCATGTACGCTGACAGAAATGTCCACCAGTGCATATATTTGTCCGCGCGGATTTCTCTTCCAACCACACGGTTTACTGCAGGGATGATCAGTGTTGCATCCTGCTCCCAGTCCATTACCCGCGGACTTGGTTTGTCCGTCTTTTCGACACCCATGTCAATAAATTCTGCAACACCTTTGAATGCATCTTCCAAATCCTCATCAGGTATGCTGTCGGGATCCTCAAACATGATCTGCCGGATAATCTCACTTTGGATGTAATTTGTTTCTGCCGGTGTATCCCCGGTCATATCCTTGTCAGATAGGGCGGTCAGCACATCCAACACCGCCCTATAATCTGTCCTGATAGGATATTCATGTCCGTTTGCTGTCACGGATGTAGGTAATTCCCATAGATTCATTCCAAACCTCACTTATGGTACTTACTGGTATACTGGTTAATTTTGGTCTGTACCTTTTCGAATCGCTTGCCGGTCTCTGCTTCAATCAGCTTGCCGATAGCATTGAGCACGTTCTCCACGAAAAACTCACCGTTGGCCAGAACAGTAAATGGGGATGTGATGGAGAAGAAACTCTGCGATACGTTAGAATTGAACAGATAGTCAATCTGCTTATCCAGCTCTTCTTCCATTTCTTTCACAATGTCAACGATATCCTTGCGCTCATCCACATTGTCTGCGATATGGCTCACTGCTTCAGCTACGTGCTCATACCGCTTGACCAGTTCCACATCCGCAGGATTCATTTCAAACTTACCGAGCACGGTTCCGTTCTTGTCCTCAATGGTGTACTGTTCAAGTCCTCTATCAACTACGATTTTTCCCATATTCTTTCATCCTCTCTTTCTTATTCTGTGTCACCCGCTGTGAATGTAGGCACCTTAGCAGCAATGGTTGCGGTTCCTTTGGTGCGGTTTCCGTCATACCAAAGATTGAAGTTGATACCAAGTCCGGAAGTATCACCACCATAAGAAGTGATCTCCACCTTGCCATCCTCTTCCCATGCATCGTATCCACTTCCCTCATCTGTCTTGTCAATCAGTACTTCAAGGATTTTCACCTTGCAGTCATCACCAGACTTGCGGTTCATGGCAATATCTTTCAAAAATTCGTAAATGGAATCTGTCGGATCCGCGTGATACGGTTCGACACTGACCTGGGGAGAATACCCCGTATCGCTAACAGAAACGTCACCGGTGACATCACGGGTCTGCTCAAAAGAGCCATTCATTTCGACACTCATGTCATCAATGCCTTTTCCTAACAAGTAATATGCCTGGGAAAGAGTACCGCTTGCCGGTTTCGTGTAAAGTGCGTGCGCTTCTCGCTTTAATTTAGACATAAAAAATAACCTCCTACCTATAACTGTTTGAGTGATTAGGTTAGCGAGCGGCTTCCATATTGCCGCCCGGTCGACTTCTACAAGTCAAATTCATTTTTATAAGTTGCTGTGATGTTAATGATCCAATTCTCCGCCTTGTCCTCGTTGATAGAATCAAGATATGACGGACTTACTCTCTGTATCTGCTTAAACTCCCTATCCCCCGTAAGACTCGGATATTCTTCCAACCGATACTCTTCAGCATTTACTGTTATGGTCTGACGCTCAAGCCATCTGCCAAGGTTATCAAGCCACTCCTTGACCTTTGCCTTGCGACTCTCTGACAGTCCGCTTGCCCGGTAAACCACTATGAATGGGTAATCACAGGTCTGCTCCACATGACCAGTCACATCCGTATTTTCCTGTCGGATTGCGCTCCCGGTTGACGGGAACACCGCTTTCCCCTTGGAATCCCCCAGTGTAGCGTATTCGATGGAATCCCCCGGGGACAGCCCCGGATACTGGTTGATAAGATCCATCAGAGCAGTAGTGACAACTTCTTGCCCGTCAAGATCATATCTTACTTCTTCTTTTTTATCTGCCATAATCCACCTACTTTCCCGTGATCTCAAAATGTGGTATAACTCCCAGTTTTGACACGGAAGTTACGGCATACACACCGTCATAGGTGCTGTTCATGTAATCGTAAAATCCGTTCTCATAGTCATCATCCGCAATGGGATCTTCCGTCCATTCCCCCACATAAAAGAAATCGAATTTCTCACCCGGTGTGAATGTAATTGTCTGTGGCAGAAGATCATTTGTCTGTCTGTCCCATGCTTTTGGAGTAAGATAGCTTTTTCCGGCAATCGTATCTCCTGCATCGTACCGAACATTCAGAACCGCATTGTCCTTGGACTCTTCCCCATACTTCTGTACAATGGCAGAGCGGTCTGCCATGACATTTACATCATGCAAAACAGTAGGGTACCACATATCCCCCAAACGGCTCTCATATCGGTTGAAAATCGTTACTGTATCGGAATACATAGCACCCTACCTCTTTACTCTTCTTTATTAAATCTTTTCCACAGTTCCGAGAATTTCTCCCAACCGTACATAGCCACAAATGCCACAATAAATCCGGCTATGATGGCTGAAAGGATCATGTACCATAAGATAGCCTGCCGGATGTACTGCATATATGCGATAAATACAACCACAGTCAGTCCGATGGACAGGACAAACACGAGAATGTCGGTCGGAATCTTGGAGAGAAAACTTACACCCTTGAATACCTGGGTAATCAAGGATACAAGGAATGCAAGTATCCCGATAATAGTTAATAGCTGCGCAATGCTTGTAATTGCAATTTCCATGTTACACCTCCGGATAATAGAATGGATATGCTCCACCAAACAGAAGATTTACTCCGTTTTTGTCTTTTGTACCTTTCAGGTATTCGTTGATGGTATCCGCATATAGTCTTGATTGTGCAGATTTGTCTGACAAGACCTTGCCTATCAGACCACTGCCAGTATCATAAGAGATACTTTCATTTCCTGCAGATACGGATTTCACCGTCTTATTGCCCTCTGCTTCTGTTTCTGCCTTTTCAATCTTTGCCATGATGTTTACCAAAGCACATTCACAGCGTTTGACCGCTTCGGCATCGTATTCCACATCCGGGAATGCAAAATCAAGCTTGCATCTACCATCAACACCCGTCACAGCATTCTTGACAAGCTTTTCAGCGTTCCAAATGAGCCGATTGAAAACCGTCTCATCAACAGTAGTCCCGTATAAAGTTTTGTAAAACTCATAGTCTACATACATACTGATTTACCCCTGTTGTGCTAAAAACTCGTCAATAATGTCTGCCTTCTTCGTCTTGGTTATGCTATAGCCCAACTCATCAGCCAAAGATCTGATTTCAGCAATCGTCATGCCATTCAGATCTTCGGCTGTGTATCTGCTTAAGCTATAGCCTGTTATTCCCCCAGGCTTGCCGCTGCTGCCTGCGTAATGGTTCCCTTGATGACACCCTTGTCATTATCTGCGAAAATATTAATTCCGGATAAAACAGTGTCATCAGCGGTCAGCCTGTCGTAATCTGCGTATTCATGGACCGCAATAAATCCAGTCTCGTCAGAGTAGAAAGCGAATGCCTTTGCAAGATCACTTTCGTTGGCAGGAACATAGTAACCTACGATGTTCTCTTTTGCAGTGGCAAAAAAGGTGTTCTTGGTAATACTGCTGTTCATGATCACGGTTCCAAGACCCAGGAAGTTCTCGACATAATTGAAACCAAAAGCAGTCTGTACAGTAATATTTGCCTTGCCAAGGTAATCAGCGACATCTTCCGCATTTACGAAAAATACAGTTTCTACATTGTCATTTTCGTAAATGTTCTGAAGTTTGCCCCACGCATCAGCAAAAGCTGCCTGCGCTCCCACACCAGTAGCAGTGGGCTGTCCAGCAATAGTAAGGGATGTAATAATATTTTTTCTGATGCCGGACTGAATGTCCTGGAGCATCTTTTCTGTCGTCTCATTGTGTGCCTGCTCATACCCCTTATCCAAAATAGCTTCTGCGGTAGTGGCTTTTCTCCATTTTCCAAGAACAATCTCCCCAATAGGGGTATCAACCGTGCTATACTTAGACAGAGGAATGATTTCACCCTCAGGAACAGTACCGTTCTGCAGGGTACCAGTTACAGTATGTCTCTTAAGCATTGTTCCTGCCTGCTTAGGAATCAGTCTCATAATTCCCAGCAGCTCCATCAGCTTTTTGATGGAATAGCCAAAACGAGAAACAAAATCAATCTGACGAACAGTGACAAGGTTTTCGCTTTTAATCAGGTTTTCTTCTGCGGCTGTCGTAATGTTTGCCATAAAAATACCTCCAATAGTTTTTGTTGGTTAGTGATCCGCTCAAATTGCGAACCGGTTATTGATTTACTGGAAAAGCTGCGGGTTTTCAGCAATTAATTTCTGTCTTTCCGCTGTACCGTAAATAAATTTTCCAGTCTTAGGATCTGTGGCATAGATATCTTCTTTGGACTTGATACCGCTGCCGTTGTTACCTCCCTTATTTACACTTGTAAAATGGGGAGTAACAATGTTCTCTGCCTTAAACAGCATCTTGCTGTCCTCAGCCTCTGACAAGGTCTTAATAGCACTTTCAATATCAGACTTCTGATTCTTGGATGCTTTCAGAGTGGGAATGTCAAGGCATCCCATGATAGCCTTTTCATTCAGACCGTTGGCAGATTTGATAGCTTCTTTCAGCAGATCATCGAAATCTCTGTCTGCAATCTTCTGATTATAATCTTTCTCTGCATCTTCTGCCTTTTTCTTCCAGTCCTTGATAGACTGGTTCAGCTTCTCAACATCAACCCCATCAAAACCCTTTAAGGTCTCTTCTGCGGAATCTGCCCTGCCTTTTTCCTTGTCACGCTCCGCGATTATATCGTCCAGCTTCTTCTGCATTTTGTCGATATCCTTGCCGTTCTCAGCCATGACAAAATTGATCTGCTCCTGAGTTAATCCCTGTGCTTTTAATTCCTCTGTTTTCATACAATCCTCCATATTAGGTTGTTTTAGGTCTGTAACCATCGACCATGTTGTTGTGTATGCTTGTCATTTTAGGTCTGCCGACCAAACCGCATGAACCGGAATCGAACCGATATTGCACCATTTCCATAGTGCAGTTTTTGCCATTAAACTATCATGCAGGGCTTTCGCCTTTAGGAGAGATCTGAAAGAATATAAGAATGCCTGCGATTTAATTTTATCACACTTGTTATTTTATGTAAATATTAAATATATAGTGTTTTTATATCACATGTTATTTTGCATAAAAAGAGAGCAGTTTTACCTGCCCTCTTCTGATTTTACATTCTTTCAAGCATCTTAATGTACTTGTCGATGGTCTCACGTTCTTCTGGTGTGTCAGCATCACGCTTAAGTTCCTTCAACTTGTTGTGCATGTCTCCCATAAAGTCCTCAAGATCCGCGAGCATACTCTGCTTACTGGCCATAGAATGGTCATTTCGGTATATCCGCTTGCTGTCCATGTATCTTCTCTCAGAGTAATCACCGTCATCATATGAGTTACCATCATCGTATCTGCGAGAATATCTTCCCATGCTGTCTCTTTTGGCTCTCATCCGTCCTCTTGCCTGGCTGTATCGGTCATCATCGTACTCTTCCATTCCCTCAACAGTCTTGAGATCCTTGTACATATCAATCAGCTTGAATGCGGTATCAAGATTTCCAGTGGTCAACCCCTTATCCGCAATCTTGTCGATTTCCTCGCAAATTACATCTAACATCTTGTCATGTCTCATCATGCTCACCTCACATTCTCGACACGCAGAGTGCCGCTTACTGTCACACCTGCAGTATCAATCTGCAAACCAACATTCGCAACATTAGGATACTGCGCCAGTACGGTCCTGATTGCATCTACAATCGGCACCGTCACAAATCCCGCCGCTGTGGTGGTGGCTGTTACTGTCGCTCCAGTAGCAACACCGTCTGCCAGTACCGACACAACAACATTCCCGGCAACCCCGGACAGTGTAAGCGCGGCATCAATGTCCCACAGACCGCCAGTCCGCAGAGACAAAAGGCCGTTGCTGTTTGTGATTTTGCTGTTGGTATTTTTTACAGTCTGAAAAGGGATATACTGACCAACGACAGAAGTCCATCCCGTTACTCGTCCTAAAAACATATTGTTCACCTCTTTCTGTCAGAAAAAGGGCATACCCGCAGGCATACCCTATTCCCGAATAAGCCTTACGCTCCGATTACTCGCTATGCAATTGTAGTACCGTTATAATACCCGGCATAAGTCTGTCCACAGCAACAGTACGGGTTCTGTACCACGTATGCAGGTGTAGGACTGGGTCTCAACTGGTTTACAAGGTACTGGTTCTGTGCGCTCTGAGATGCCGCAAGCTGTAAGGAATTGATCTGCTGATTCTGCTCAGCAATACGCTGATTAAGAGCCTCAACCTTGTTAGCCTGGATTGCTTCAAGGATTGCACGGGTTCCTGCGTTCTGGCTTTCGATAATATCTCTAGTGTTGTTAGAGTTATTGAAATTCGTCTGGCAGAAGCCACTCTGAATCGCATTGTTGGTGGCGTTAGCGTTCTGCAGTGCATCATAGCGGCTCTGGCAGCAACAATCTGCGATCTGAGTCTGCAAACCGTTAAATCCCTGCATCATTGCCACATTGGTAGCATTTCCCTGTGTTAAGATGTTGGTGTTCACGCCATTGATAAGCTGTGCCTGCGTGTAAAATCCATCGCACATCCCGGTGTTGACACTATCAATCTTACGCTCGATGTTGGCAAAGTCGGAAGTCAGAATGTATCCGTCTGTTGCGGATCCCGAACCACCGCCAAACCCGAAGCCATTTCTGCCCCAACCGAAGATCAGGAACAAAACGATCCACCATGCACCGTTACCGCCCCACATACCATCATCGTTACTGTTTCTGTTACCCTGTAAGAGAGCAACATCACTTGCTGATAATCCGTCTGTCATTATAATAATCTCCTCCGATTATGATTTATTTGCTTAAAGCCGTGTCGACCCGACTTATTGCCGTAGTAAATATTGCATCTGCTGTGCCATCTGCTGCGCCTGGTTAAGCTGTTGCTGATTGATTTTTCCCGACCGGAGCATATCCATTACCATGTTTTGGGGATCAACTCCCTTCATCTGCTGTCGGAATTGATTAAACTGCTGGATCATAGACATAGGGCTGTTTTGATTAAGCTGATTGAATAAAGGGTTACTCATTCTCTGTCACCTCTTTCTTTCTGACAGCAGGCTTGTTGGATGATTTTACTTGCTTTTCCAACTCCTCATATTTTGCCTTAAGATCGTCAAATTCGTTCCGCGTGATAAAATTATCACTGGATTGATTTAAGACGCTCTGTGAGCCTTGTGGAGCGTTCTGCGTGCGCTCTGTGTAATCAAATACCCGTAGTGGCAAAGGCATACCGCTTGCATCTGCTGATTTGAGGTAAAAACACTGGCTCTCGCTGTCCATCAGTAATACGGATTCCCCTCTGCCAACGATCCATGACTTCGCACCGCTTTCCCCCGACACCCAGTTAATCCCACTAGATGAGGGAGCAGGATAGGATGCTTGCGATTGCATAATCGGTAAAGCCTGTTGCTGATAGCCGGTCTGATAATTCATGTAAGGGTTCTGCGGATACGGCATTGTTCTTTTCCTCCAGTCTATTCAGTTCGTCAATGATATCCCTATCATCCGTGGATAAATAGAGATTGCTATAACCTTTTTTCATACTTTGATTTTAAGACACAAAAAAAGAGCCTACCATTTCGGTAAACTCTCAAAAAAATATCATTATTATTGCTACCCGGAATTAGTTTGCTGTTAATAGTATTTGCGAAGAATAGAATGATTGCCGACATTCACTTACTTTTGACGTACGCTATTAACAATAATGATATATTTTTTCAATTTTTTGTTTTATGCGTTTATTTAGCCTATTTGCAGTGCTGAGAGACACATTCATGCGCTCCGCGCATTCTTCCAGTGGTACATCCACGCACCGCATATCAAACAGAGTGCGCTCATCTTCTGTAAAATTACATTCTGCCAGCAGATATCTGATCTCCGGCATTGTAAATTCACAGATTTTCAATTTTTATCCCCCACTACTTGGAATCCGCAAGATATTTAATCATGCTATCCTTGGTTTTTTTCAGGTTTTCCACGTTGTTCCCGGTCAACTGAGCATCAATCATAGCTATCATTCCTTGGCAAAGAAGAGACTGCGCATTTTTGATAGCTTCTATGGATTCATAATCATTATCAGCTTTCTTTTCCAACTCTTCAACACGCTTTCCCAGTTTAACCGCTGGATTAATAGCTTTCCACACAATAGCAACCGCACCGCCTACAATCGAGACACCGCCACAAATCGAAAGAAATGTGTTCAAAAACTCCATAATGATTATTCTCCTTTTGTACTTTTATTTCTGCCAGTAATACAGTGGTACTTCCCGACCGGAATCCCACGAATCATAATACACACCGTCAATCACGCAGACAACATGGCCTTGCAATGCAAGGATGTAAATACCGTCCGTGTGATCTTCGGCAAATTCCGCTACTGTGCAATCACAATCGCAGAGTTTACGGTGATATCCCTTGTCTGCAAGCAGTTTACCCCATACACGGTTGGCAGAAGGCATATCTTTCAACCAGTAGGCATATGCGACCAGTTCCGAAAAGCACTTGTCCCAGTCCATACAAAAAGCCTTGCACAGTGCCCGGACCACACAGTCACCGACCGTTGCTCCGTTCGGATTCGGATTATAATATGTGTACATCATATCACCCCTATTCCCAGTCTGTCAGAATAATATGGCAGACCGTATTTTTTGCAATGTTCCTGGTACTTCTCGACAGCTTTTTTAATCTTTTCTGTCAAGAGTGCAATCTTTGCATCCGTGTCCTCATTCCGCGGAATCTGTTGCAGGGCCTTCCGCTCACCTTTCATTCTGCGGATGCTTCGCTCCATTGCCCGCTGTTCCTGCTCATGCCGATACCGCTCCTCATTCTCTTTCGGGTCAATCGGCTCATCATGGTTGATATTAATTCCCGGAAGCCACATCTGAAACGTATGGCGGCAGTTTATACCGATGATTCCCTCAATCTGACCGTATCCGCAAGTCTCCACAAAATCAGGGTAGTTATATTTCTTTTCTACCATGAGCTTCTGTTTTAATTCTTGCAAATAGCCAAATTCGTCATCCTGTATCGGAACAGATGTCATGTTTTTGCTAAGCACATCCTTTGTCCAGTCAAGGGAATAAATCTTGCCTTGCCACCATGAATGGTTTGTGTAGTCATCATGTTTGGTAATTCTCGCTCCCAAATGCTGACTGACTTTTACATACTGGATTCCCATTTCTGCGCAGCGGGTAAGGATGATCTCGCTGTTTGCCTGATTGATTCCAGTGCGGACCGCCCTTGCAATGGCTGTGTCAATCTTGTCCGTGTGCCCGGTACCATATTCTACTGTCGTGATTCCTTGTTTAGCAAGCTTTTCCACAACTTCATTGACAGCTTGCTGCACCGGCACTCCCGCCTGTGCTTTCATAAAAGCATCGTCACAAGCTTGTATATATTCATTCTGCACAGATATTGCAGTGGTCTTGGTCAGATTTCTGACAGTTCCGTTCGTACGCTTGTATGCGTTTTCCAGTTTCATGATCTCCATCCGGGTCATGTTCAGATCCTTGGCAGACCGCGGAATGTTTTCAAAAGTATATTCCGGCATCTCCCGGTTGATGTTGTACTCATGAATCATTAATTTTGAAAATTCATAGTTGTATGCTGCTATGGTGTTAGCAGATTCTAAAAATGCCTTATGGATCTCTGATGATATGTCCGGCAGTGCATCTTCTATGGTCTTGCGGATCTCGTCAATTGTGTATCCGCTCTGCACAATCTGATACAATTTATGGATGGTAGACGGCATCAATATGTCTTTGCCAGTGTAAAAGGCTTCTACAATCTTTTTTACAACCTCTTTCAGCAACTGGTTGTTCAGACGATTGACCGCCAGTTCTACCCCTTGGATCACCTCATTCAAATATTCAGGAGTTATCAATTATTCAAGTCACTCCCCTCTAATACCCGTCTGACTACTTCCACCCAGTCATCACCGTATCTCTCAATGGCTTCCACATCCCACAAGGAGATTGCTTCAGGGTTTGTATAGTTCAGCGGTTCTCCGCTTGGAATCTTGGTTACACCCTTGCGGCTCCACCATTGTCCTTCTTTATCCGGCAATATACCGTAAAAGCCGCCAACCCGCCACACAGGATCTATGTATTTCTCGCCCATGTACATATAATGGGCATACGGCAGAGTAGGATCATACACATGGACTTCACCTGATCCGGCAGACACTTCATTCAGAGCGTTAGTTCTGCGGATTAACTCCCCGTCTCTCCGTGGCATATGCCGCTGCATATCGTGCCATACCTGATTGTCCAGCGCAAGCTGTGCCCGGTCAAGGGCTTCTCCCAATGGCTGGAAGTTAATATCTATCCGAATACCCTTTTCTGTCCGGTGGATAGAGTACTTATGAAATTCTGATGCATAGTAATTCTTGTCATGTGCCACTCTATCACCCCTAATTTTAATCTTGTTAATGCCCGCCTGCCGTCGCATTCTGCAGGATCTCTTTTAACCCATAGGGTGTGTGGGTGCAACGTATTTTCCCACCTCGGGCAATTTTAGTAGAAAGGAGGCTATAACCGCTTATTCTTTCACTTCTCGGTCAGCGCAAATGCAGAAGATGATAAGTTATTTGTGTTCTATCTCATGCTTAAATGGTAAAAGAGCAATCAAGTTACTCTGGAAACAGCATTTCTTCCTTGGGCTGGGCTTCATCCACCATAGCCTTGGCTTCTTCCTCGCTCATGCCCTCAAATTTTACAAAAAACATCCATGCAGGAACTTTGCCCGCTTGAACATATTGCCACCACCGCATGCGGTCTTCTTCTCGATTATATGTAATGTCTCCGAAGTCATATGTTACTTCATATGTTCCGGCCGGAGCCAGTCCGTAAAGCGTAGCCATCACATCCAATGCATAGATGGTATCATCCAAACAGTCCTCTAATTTGTCCCGGACATCCTTGATAAACTGGATTGTCCTGCGATCATCTGATTCTACCTGCGTGGCGGTAACCATGCCGGACTTCTGATTAAATACAAAATATCCATTACTGAATCCAATCTTATATCCGATCTGTGACAGAATAGCATTGATTCCATCCAGTCTGGTCTGTGTCTGCAGTGTGGGATTGATCTCCTGGTAGAAATCATCTGAGCCATTGCCCTCTACAATCTTGACATAATTCGGCATCCCCATCTTTTCTTTCATCCTGCCTGCGGCAATTGTGGGATCAAGTCTAAATAACTCTGAAGACTGGAACGGGAACAGCTTGTCAGAATCCATCAACACTGTGCGATTGCTGTCCATGATCTCCTTGCTGTTTCGGCTATAAGCAATATCAAGGTCTTTCAGTTCCTCGATAGCTTCCGCGAAGATAGGCATGGACAGCGGACTACTGATGTCGATATTATTCGCTTGAGGAGTGCGCAGAACACCGTACAAAGACTGTTCTATACCACCTATCACAGCACTTTCAAGCAATCCATTCCACGGTGTCTCGGAAATATCAACCTTTTTGTATGTATCATCCTTGCTCTTTCCCTCAAAGCACACGTTGTCAATTAGATAAGAGCCATTCTCGGCAAATCTGTGATATTCCAGTCGTGTGTACCACAGATCCTTTTTAACTTTTTCTGAAAAATAGAAGATAACACCAGTTATTTTATCATTGACACATTCCGTTACCAAGAATCTGTCCGGTGTGAACAGGTCAATTCCCGTGCCATTCGGCTTAAGGATCACTGTGCCGTACACGCAGCCATATTCTACCCAGTGCCGGAGATTGAAATACACATTCTCAATCTGCTGTTGCAACCAATCCGCCCGCGCAGAGCCATCAACCGTGATTCCAATTGCGAGAGTGGCCAGTCGCGCAACCTCGGAGCAGATAGACTTCGCAAAGTTGATAGTCTTGATATGGTCTTTCTCATCCAACCACTCCGGCTTGCTCTGATAGATCTGCACACACTGCTTGATAAATTTGTCCATCGTGTCTGTGTTGATAGCATCCACCAGGAATTCATCTTCCGCTTTTCTCTTTAACAGCATATTTACCCATCCTTTTATAGTCTGAATCAGTCCCATTTAGTTATCCTCTTTTATCTCATCAAACGCTTTATTGACTATAGGTATAATGTGAGCAATCCAATCGACTAAGTCCTCATTGTTTCCATATACCACACCGCATTCTTGCGCTACGGCATGGATCAATTCATGTCTGACAACATGATCCGTTCTTCTTTGCTTTGACTCTTCAGAAATTCCACCCATATATTCCGTTGCTCTGACGATGATTTCTTTGTCAAACACTCTGCAAAGACCATCATTTTCTCCCAACTCTGGGTTATTAAGGTCATCAACCTTGAAAGAGTATGGTGTGCCTAATATGTTTACCGTCTTCATCATGCGCTCGTACCTCGCTTGTTGCAGAATCTTTCAAGAGCATATCTCGTTGCATCTATCAAGTGGTTATTCTCATCGGGATAACCGCTGATTATTTCTCCGTCCTTGTCCCGCTCGTATTCATATTCCGTAAATTCCTTGTATGCATTCGGAGTCCTTCGTGGGTCAATTACAATCTTTCGCCCTTGCAGCCACTTCATTCCGTATTCCACAGATCCAGGGCCTTTGATTGCATTCTTGGCGGGGAGACCGGCATCTTTGTAATCGTTGGTAGATTTTTTCTCCGCAGAATCACAAGTGATCGCATAATCATTGTACCCTTTGTCAATGATCCACTTTGCATTGTCCGCATTTGTGGTCTTGTTGACATAATGCTCGTCTATCATGTATATGCATTCCTGCGCCGGATTGTATGCCAGCCGAATGAACGCTGCCTGATCCGGGAACCATCCCCAGTCCTGTCCCTGATAGATTCTATCAAACGTGCGAATCTCTTCATCTGTGATCTCCCTGATCTCCAAATATTCAAACACGTTGCCACCGTTACCGTTTGCAATTCCAAGGTACTCATGTTCGTATGCATCCGGGTTTACCTCTTTCAGATGCTCCGCTTCGTCAAGGAACGGTTGCCCCAACCATTCCGGGGGCACATCTAAGTAGGTAGAGTGGTGTACGATCATGTTGTCCTTGGGTTCTAAGACATATTTATTCGCCCAGTTATTCGCAGTCTTGGGTGGATTGAATGACTTAAATATCCACGCTTTGTTACCGCCACGGATGGCAGACTGTGTAATGTTACGGATTTCTTCTGGACCTGCGAACTGGTCCAGTTCCTCAAACCACAGAATCGCAATATATCCAAACTCCGGGGAGATAGATTTAATCTTCTCCGGCTCGTCCGCACCGCGAAAGTATATCTTCTGGCCAGTGGCTTTAAGAGTGATCTCCAGTGGTGACTTGTGTGCATCAAACTCCTCCGTGAATCCCTGCTTGCCAATAGCCCACTTGATCTTACTGTATACGGAATCTTTCAGAGTGTTGCCAACCTTACGGCATACCACAGCATGGACATCATGGTTGTTGCGCATCAACTCTATGATGATCTGTGCAATGTCAGAGGACTTTGTTCCACCTCGACCACCCTTAAATACATATTCCTGGTGCTTCTCATTGCGGATGTCACGGATCACAGCATGGAAGCTGTCGGGAATCATATCAAGGTCTAAATGGTAATGCTGATTAAGCTTTGCAATGCGTTCTGCTTCTGCTTTGGCTTCCTTATCTTCCTGCTCCTTGATAAGAGCGGAGATGGCATTAAATGCCTTGCTGTCACCTTTCATGGCGGACTGCATCTGCCCCGCCATCATGGCACTGGCAATGGTAATATCATCGTCATCAGACAAGCCGAATTGTTTTTTTATGGTATCTTTGGTCTTGCCTTGAAGCTGTGCATTGACCATCATAGTTGCAAGAGCAGACATGGTCTTTTTCTGTCTTCTGACCTCTCCCGACCGCTTACCACCCGCCGACTGTTCAGCGACTGATAGCTTATATCCACCTGGTATTAAATTATCACTCGCTGCCAATAGTTACTCACCCCTTACGCATACCAATTACTACCACGTTTTGATTTTCTATAATAACGCTTTCCATTTATCGTTATTTCCATTCTTCCCTCTGCTTGCGCTCTTTGTAATTGCTGTGCTAAGCTGACGTTTGCTTTTTTCTTCGCATTCTCTTTAGATCTTTGCCGCAGGCTGTTCATGTAACTATCTATTTTACCCCTATCAGATGATGCTTTATCTGCCGCACTACCAGTCATTTGTGATCTGCTTAATCTTGATCTACCAGATACATAAGGATTAACAGCTTTCGCCGCACTGTCTAAAGCATTATTTGACAATTCCTTGAGTTTTGATACAGCATCTTTTTTCTCTGCATCGGAAAACTCCATTGTAAAAATTTCTTCTTTTCCCCTCTGATATGTACGATTGATTATATCTCCAATATCCATTACAGACGCGCTATTTGCTCTTTTTATCTTTTCAGAATCAAGAGAATCTGTATTATTGCTTTTAGGTTTAAAGAAATCACCTAATTTGGCTTTTCTTCCACCGGTTGTTCCTGCGCTGGCACCCCTGCCACCAAAGAATTGCAAATTATAATTATACATATTATTTTTTCCTTTTCTTTTTATACATAAATTCAAGATTTTTACCAGTCCAATCTATTTCTTTAGCGGATACTACTTTTTTTACAACCTTAAATCCTTTTTTTGGTGTGCCAAATGCGGTTTTAGTCCATTTTTCTGCCTTTTGTGGATTTATAAAAACCCAGTCTCCATTATTTATTTGATTTCCCGGTGTAGCTCTATATATTGTTATCTTGGAATCCGGGTTGTTCATTGCTTTTTCTATTACATCTAAATCATAACTGTCTTTCCGGCTGTTATCAGATAATTTACTGACTTCGGAATACATTCTATCAAGAGTTATTCCTGTTCCTGATGCTTTTGCATACCCTTTATTCCCTTGATATGATAAATCAGCAGAAGCACCTCTACCGCCCATTGCTTATCCTTTCTGCGTTGTGGTTCTTAATGTATACCACTTTGCAATTACCAAAATCATATCCAATGTCACCGCCATACACAACTACTGCTGACGGTTTCAACCGCTCCATAGCAGCATCCATGCCGGCTGCCCATATCTTACTTGCTTCCTCGTCACGCTTTACTCCGATAGTGGATACAGATACCGTACCGCCCGGTTCTATTCCGTCAAAAGCAAAGTCGAAAGAGTTTTCTCCGCACCATTGCAGTGTAGGTATCACATTCATGCCGTAGTCCTGCATAATCTGCCCTATCAGCTTACTGCGATATACGTTCCACATCTGCATCGGAAGTGGCATCTCGGTATACAAAGAAAAATCCGGTGTCAGGACACAGTCGAATTGCTTAAGAATGTCCATGTAATCATGCGGGGCATTCCATATACGCTCAAACTGGTAATCGTCAATGTAAAAGTGAATACCTTTTTCAAATGCCTGAGAAGTCTTGGCATAATTAAAGCTTATCATGTCGGTAGGTATGTGCTTGCATTTCTTAAGCACCGGCATCTGCCAGTAATCCGTCAGTCTGCCGCCATCCACATCGTACAAATTGTACGATTCAAACGTACGCTCACGCTCTGCACCGTAATACTCAGGCTCTTCTGGCTCTTCTTCCAGATCGGGAACATCAAATCCGAAATCTGTCATGTCAATGTCGATAATATCAGCGAGTTCTCCGTGAAGTAAGTCCATGTCCCACTCAGAATCCTCACCCACCTTGTTATCTGCCAGCCGGTATGCTTTTATCTGTTCATCCGTTAAATCATCAGCCACCACACACGGAACAGATGTAAGGTGTAACTTCTGTGCTGCCTTGTACCGGGTATGCCCGCAGACGATGACATTATCCTTGTCTATCACCACCGGCACACGGAATCCAAACTGGTCGATGCTCTGCGCAACTTTATCCACGGATTTATCGTTCTTCCGTGGGTTCTTCTCATATGGAATTAACTCTTTGATATTCTTTTCGATAATCTGCATAAGCTACTCCATAAACAATCTATTATACATCAATTATATAACATACGTTATTACTTTTCAACAACAACCGTTATTTTTCACTTGACAACACATATTTAAAATAATAGTCGGAAGTCGCGCCGAAAACCTTTTGACATCATCCGACAAAAAGACCTATGATTTTATTGCAACAGATAACCGACCACCAAAGGAGAAGGACATGGAAAAACAGAAATTACTGGAGTATGCGCAATATGGATGTGCTCAGAAAATGAATGACTATCGGATTCTAGCAGAAAAGGCAGGATCCGCAATAAAAGCCGACACAGCTTACACGCTCTATCAGCAAGCGCAGGAGGACTGCCAGAAGATCAACAGAATGATTGCAGAAAAATAGGGAGAGTGTTACGCTCTCCCTTTATTTATGCTATAGCCGACAACATAAGACAGTCTCCTTTTCTAAATTTCAGTTTTATTGTGTAACGTTACGCATAATTACACAAATAATCAACCAAACAATTTCCTAAATGCACGATCAGAAGAACTAATAACCCTGTCCCAGTCAAGTTCACATTTGCAGTAAGGACAGCAGGCATATTCCCGGGCAACTCCCATGCCACATTCCACACAGCGGAAATCTTCGTCTACTCTGTTTCCTGCACTGTCATACGTTCTTGCCACGCTCTCCGGTGCTAATACCTTAACAAGCCGTATTCTTCTCATATTACACCTCCGATAAATATACATCCAGCGCCTTCTGGATCGCCCAGGAGATAGGTCTGTCCTGCTGGTGACAGTAAGCTACCAGTTTCTCATACTGCTCCGGATCCATGCTGATATTCTCCCGGATGTTCTTCCGGATGTTCTTCTTACCTTCTTTCTTCGGTCTCGCCATACATATCTCCTTTCTGTTACACAAATTTTCCGATATTTCAGTTTAGATGTTCATAACACCAGACTTCCATCCTGCTTTTTTAGCCTCTTCTGAAAGAATCTCATTTTCTTCAGCTATAGCCATTTTTCTTTGTTGTTTTTCTAAACAATATATTGATAATATTTCATCCACCAACTCATTAATACTACATAGCATATCTCCGTCAACCTCTTCGGTTCGTTCTGCATCATTTAAAATATTTTTTATATCTTCTGCACATTCATGTATTTTTCTCATACAAATGCCTCCATAAATCTTAATATTTCAGTTTACAACATTACCAGTTCACCCTTGTTGATAAGCATACTTGCAATGCTTCTTGTTACATGCGTCATAATTTCAGCTTGTGAATGATTTTCTGCAGCATACTTTCTAACAGAATCCAAATCATAAGAAAATCCTGCATCGTCAAGGTACTGTCTGATAAACCGCTCATTGTCTTCCGCTGAAAGCCTATGTAACTCATGCTTTTCTGTAAATCTACGCTTCACTGCGGTATCAACATCATCTATGAGGTTTGTTGCGGCAATAATTACGTGGTCATTCGTAACGGAATCTAATAGCTGTAATAAACATGTAGTGCTTCTGGAAACTTCTGCGCTTGCACCGCCACCACCATATTCCCTCTTTACTGCCAAGCTGTCGATTTCATCCAACATTACAACGCATTGATGCTGATTGATGAAATTAAACAGATTCGTAAGATTTTTTGCAGTTCCACCAAGATAACTATCAAGCATTCTTGAAAAATTCACATATAAATACGGCATTTCAAGTTTATATGCTACATACCTGGAAAAAGCCGTCTTCCCGACTCCGCTCTCGCCATAGAGCAATGTTGCATTCAGATACGGAATCTGTTTCTCCATAAGCTGTAAACTCACATCATTCATGTTCTTGATCAGTTCGAATAATTCCTTTTCTTCATTGGTCAGATAATATCTGCTTTCTAAGTATGTATTTGTCAGATCTTCCATCGTTGCAAAACTGGAAACATTTGCTGGTAGCTCCATAAGATTCATTCCACCAGATCGTAATAGACTTTGATATTTTGTGACTGCATAGTGATTCTTCTGAGTTGTATCTTCCGCACAGCAGCAAAGAGCTGCATCTTTGGCTTTTTGTATATTGTTTTCAGCAACATATCGTACCAAAGCAAGCTGATTCCTCGTCATTCCCATAATTTATTTCCTCCACTAAAATTTAAATGATTTTCATTTTGCGCCGGAGATGCGCTGCCCAGTACTCCGTTATCTTATACTTAGGGCACTCGTCCCGCCACATCTCCCGTCCTACCTCGCCGTCATAGTGGATGCAATCATCGCAGTTATAGCACGGTTCATCCATCTCTCCCTGGCAATGATCGAAACATTCAGCGCTATTCGCACAGTGATTGCAGATACATCCCATGCAGCTCATGTCATTCCTCCACTAAATCCTAATATTTCAGTTTAACTGCCTAATATTATCCTCAATAAATCCTTTCAGAGTAGAAAAACCTTTATTTTCTTCAATTCCTTTTCTTTTCAACTCTGCCTTTATAGTATCCATTTCCTCTTTTACTGACTGATATGCCAGTAACATTCCTTTTTTCATTTCATCATTCATTTTTTCTACCTCCACTAAATCCTAAGTTACATACTTAATTTCTTACCTTATCCAAGTACTCCTTGCATTTCCAATACACTTCCGGATCAAATTCTTTCCGCTCATGCTCATATGCGCTGTAATCTGCCGAACTGCATCCGGCAATCTGTGCCATCTTAAACATGGACACTTTCGCATCTTTTCTGAGTGCTGCAATGTAGCCTGCATACATCCCTTTGTCTCCGTTGGCTAACTGTATTCTTGCCATTTCCTGAATGTCTTTCGATGCAGACACTTCCTTTATTTTCTTTATTGTGCATTCTTCGTTGTGGCAACCATAAATGCAACCGTGGATTCCATTCTTGCCATCGAAAAAGCCAACCACATATTTCGTTGGTTCCTTGCAATCATTACATTTTGCATTTATAACCATCTCAATTCATCTCCTTCTTATTTCCCCCGTATTACCGGTGGATTTTAACTTGCTTTTGAGTTATTGAGTGGAACTCAAATAGAAACTCAAATTTTTAATTAAATTTTTCACTTTTTAACTCAAATTTTGAGTTATTGAGCGGGAACTCAAATTTTTTAGTTCCTGATTTCACTTTCTACGCAAATCGAAGTTGCCCGGTCTGCTCTGCTTCTATTCTCATGTTCGGTGTACGCTCTGCCACGCATAATTCCGGCAGGTTTGCCCTCACCAGTGCCGCTGGAATCGGTGGACATACCGCATTGCCACATCTACGCACCTGTTCACTTCTCGTATATGTCTTGCCGGTGTAGTCGTGGTCGATTATATAATCATCTGGGAAGCCTTGGCATCCGTACAACTCTCTTGGTTCCAGCATCCGAAGACCAATATCCACGATCTGATAATCCGTTCCGTTGATAGTCACCAGCCCGAAACGATCCTGCGCTGTCACAGTATCCAGCGGTGCCTTGATATCCTGTCCAGTTCCTTGTCCATAATATTTAATTAAAAAGGCTCTCACTTCTCCGAAGTGACCACCGCCGGCATTTGCTGTCACCGTCCCTAGCGGTTCTCTTACATCCTGTCCTATTCCAGTTTTGTAAAACTTGCTCAGGAAAGATGTAACCAGACCGTATCGGTTGGATCCGTCTACTGTCATAATTGGCTCTTTAATCGTTTGCCCTCGAACTTCTCCTTGCGCTGTTTCAGAATGATACTGAATCAATGTAGGGCTAATCAAACACTGCTGATTTCCTGTTGTGATCGTATGTATCGGATCTTTGCAATTTCCACCCGGATGATTTGTCGTATTCGTTCCCATGTATGGCGCAAGTTTAGGTTCAATAAGACAATGTTCATTTTTACTCACAATCGTAGTCAGCGGATCCCTTACATCCTTACTCCGGTCTTTTGTAAATCCAGTCTGCCCGATTTGTACCATATACGGCTCTACAATCCCATATCCGTGTTTTCCGGTTATAGTCGGCATTGGCTCTCTAATGTCGTTCGGTCTACGCTCACCACCGTGATTGCACTGAATGATAAAAGGCTCTGGATTTTCCAACACAAATTTTTTTAATCCTCTGGCAATGCGCTCCATTGTCTTGGGAGCCAGTGGACGTACCGCCCGGATCCCGTACTTCTCCTTAATCTCTTCGGATGTATCAAAGATGCTCGGACAGGGAAGAGAAAAATCAAGCTGTGTGTATGCTCCAACATACGGTTTGAGAAGTCCTGCTTTTACCTCTTCGCTGTCTGCTGGTGCGTGTGTCGGCTCCGGCCACACAATCGGCTTACCATCGCATCTGGCAATCAGAAAAAATCTCTTTCTCATGGTCGGTGCCCCGTAATCGGCTGCCACCAGTTCCCGGAACTGTACCTCATAGCCTAAATCTGTAAGCTGCTGCATAAACTTATCGAATGTATTCCCTTGTTTTGCCTTAATCGGATGATGCCGTCTATTAAGCGGTCCCCAGGTCTTAAACTCTTCCACGTTTTCCAACATGATCACCCTTGGTCGTACCAGTCCCGCCCACCTGCAGGCTACCCACGCAAGACCACGGATAAACTTGTCCTTCGGTTTGCCGCCCTTGGCTTTGCTAAAGTGTTTGCAGTCCGGGCTAAACCAGGCAAGACCTACCGGATGACCATTGCAGGCTTCCACCGGATCTACCTGCCACACATCCTCACAGTAATGCTTTGTGTTAGGGTGATTAGCCTTGTGCATCCGGATAGCTTCCGGATCATGGTTAATGGCAATATCTACACTGTAGCCGGTAGCCATCTCTATCCCGGTGCTGGCTCCGCCTCCGCCGGCAAAGTTGTCAACGATCAGTTCTCCGTTAATCATCTACAGCCACCCCACTTTCACCTTTCAGATATTTTATATATCCCACAGACTGTTCCAACACATATATTGAAATTGCATTTGTGAGTCGATCCTCGAACTCAGGATCATCTCGATACTTATCACAGGCTTTCTTTACCACTTCTCCTATCTGCGTGTATTGTGCTTTCCCTTGGCTGTTAATCCACGCGGTAAGGTCTTTTACTTCTCCACACTTAATTTTTGATTGCAGATATTCTGTCATGGTAATTTGGCCTTGGCACTCATAATCAAACTTATCTAAATCACTCATTTTTAATCGGAGTAAAGACGTCTTTCACGCTGGCCAGCAAACCTCTTACTCCTTTCTGATTTATTTAACTACTGTATCACTCTGCTCCTTGTACATCCTGCCAGCCATCTGCACCAGGTAGTGCTGTAAGGCTTCTGCAACGCTGATACGGTGCTTTACGCAGTATCGGTCAACGTAGCGTTTGAAGTCCTCATTCTGCTCGTACAGGGCGGTGTAATCAATGTTCTGCATCTGCTCCACCTACTTTCTCAAAATAGAACTTTATCGGTTCTCTGTTTTCCTGCACCATACCGAATCTGACTGCGATACTATATGTACAAACATCTCTTTTCAGTCTGTCAGGTATCTTCTGCAACTGTTTTCTGAATGTCTCTAAATCCATTGTTGCCTTATAACGATTGCATGAACCGCAGGACGGCATCAGATTACTTATGCCGTGTACGTCAATTCCGGTAAATTCTTCGGTGTACTCATAATTTCTGATGCAATGCAAATGATCTACATTAAAACCTTTCTCCGGTATCTCACAGCCACAGTAAGCACAGTGACCGTTGTATTTCGCGTACACTAATTTTCTAACTGATTTAGGAATCGGTTTTCGCATCTACACCACCTGCCTTTACAATCTCCAACAAATCATCTACCAAATCCTTGACTTCGTACATCATCATAGTGTCGTAGGATTTTGACTGCTGCTCTGCTGTCTTATTTCCATACTTCGTACAGTCTTTAAGGAATGCTGTGCGTTCTTCCAACTGCTTCACAACCTTGTTCGGGTCGTAGGCGGTCGGTGTGCATTTTGCAGCAATCACAACCGGATCATTTTCAACTCTGCCTTTTACCAGTTCATTCTCATCAATCAGTCTTCCCATCTTCATCACTCCAATCAATGTGCTGTCCACAATACTTGCAATACAGTTCATCGTCCCACACATGGAATATATGATGATTGCAATTAGGACATTTATAACATTTTTGCAACTGGCAACCATCAGAAATATGTTTTCCGTTATACATAAATCTTGTATCTAAAAATTCCGGTTTCTTTTTTGTCTGCTTCTCTACAGCTTCACGGAATTTCTCCACCGTGCCGATTTGGAATTGCTGCTTATGCTCGTCTATGATTTCAATCAGCTTTTTAAGGTCGTACCCTCTCTGCACTAGGTTATACTCAAATTTTATGCATTCTGTGATATTATCCGGATTGATTCCACGCTCAATCATAGTTTTACAGATTCCAACAGCATTCCTACAGGTGCTAACTGTTCCGATTTGTCGATACTGTTGCACCTCTTCTACCAGTGCCTGGAATGCTGTATCATAAGCACTGTTCAAATCTTCTACCTTCTGCACAATGTCACATTTTGCGCAATTTCGGTCACAATTACGATTTATGCACTGTTTTTCAATTTCCAAAAATGCTTTTGCTTCATTCTCCGTCATGGCTATCCTCCAACAGTTCCGGGTTATCGAATACATTTCCGACAACCTCATATTCAAAACCACTCATAGAAATATCATCTGTGCACTCATCAAGCGTCATTGGGAAATTGCAGCCCATAGCTCTCACATCAAATCTTGCCTTGCACTCATTCCACAGAACCAAACATCTGTAAAATGCCGCTCCACGCTTAATACTGCCATTTACAATATCATTCTCCCAAATCACCCTGCCGTTCTTATCCTTAAGACCTGTACACTGGCAGATGGTAGATTGATCGACCTCAACCTGTATTTTTTCAACAGGTGTCCCTAGGCTCAAATCTGCTCCTAATGGAATAATGAAATGGTGTGTGTGCCTACCATCAGTATGCGTCATACAAAAATAAAAACCTTCCACCCATTCCCCATTATCCTTGCGTTTTGCCTTGAATAAATATCTATCCTGCATCTTCATTCCTCGCTTTCTTTCTGTAACCATGACAGACAACTCTGTTCACCCTCATATTCCTCACCAAAACGGTTGTCAAAATTTATAATAAATGCCGCCAGTTCCTCGTCCGTCATGCTACGGATTTCATCTGCTTTGGTCTGCTTATGTGGCTCACTTTCCCTGTACGGCTCCGGCAGTGGCATCCAGGCTGTGACATTTACGCTATCAATATCATCACCGAGAACAAACCGTCCTCCCAAATATTGTACAAAGCAACAACGGTTTCGATATGTATCCCATCCAATTACGCTATTAAGAGATTCTTCCGGCAGTCTCTCGCTTACCGGAATCCAAACCGACTGATTCTGCAAGGCGGTGATTGCCATTTCCATAAGTTCTTGCCAATATTCTTCATTTACAAGCTCATCCCAATGAGGATTAAACCTGATAATGTCCAAATCCTTGATAGCTTCTTCTCTCTTCATTCCGCACCTTCCATTTCTGACAGCTTGGATTCGGCTTCCTCGCGTGTAAAAAATACCGTTTTACCGATTTCGTCTACTTCGATGTCTGCATAATTCATATTTTTATCACCCATAATTATCATTTTCCCATTGGGATACACAAACAAACCTAAATGCTCGCTCTTTTTAATATCTCTATCGCAAATGATATACATTTCGTAGCCGATTTTTGAGTAAGCTTCCTTGCATGGCAACCGCAGGAGCAATCCCTGCTCCTCGGCATCCTCATAGGCTGCCAGCTCCTCCATTGCGCAATATCCTTCTTCACAGTTGGAATAGTTGTCATTCGGCTTTTCTCCAAAGCACTGATAAAATGTTCTTAATCCGTTTTCAACGTGATTCTCCTTTACCAAAATTCCATCAGCAGTTCTTTCTGTCAGTCTCTCCATCCTTGCTCCTTTCCACAATCCTCGGTCTCTCCGCTATCACCGGATAGCTGCATTCATACGGCTTTGCCCGCCCGATATGCCTTGACATCTCTCCCGGATGCTCTTCCACCTCCCGTAATTCATCATCACTGTGAAATCCTCTGCTCACGTTTCTTTATCCACCTTTCTCTGTCGTGTTTGCGCCTTCTCTCACGGTATGCAGGGTCAAATGCACGCTTATATTTCCAATGTGCATCCATTTCTGCCTTTCGCTCTGCCCGGAGCCTTATCGTAGCATCTTCATCAACCACAGCCTTATACCTATGCGTTTTCCGGCACCATGAATCCCTATGCAGGCATGTCCGAAATGTCTGTTCAGGGATCCCCAGATAATCAGCCGCGGCTTTTACACCAAAGATATCCATCTTCACCGGCAGTTCCAATTCATCATTCGTCACTATCATGTACGCTTTCATCATTGCCCTCCGCATGGATCAGTGCCATGAATTTCTCATATTGCTTCTGAGAAATCTTATTCCCCCTCTTATCCTCTCTCAGATCGATTTTAAGGTGCTTTTCTGCGATAGACAGTAATTCCCTCGCCAACATCCTTTTACCCTGCTCTATTCCGTCCCTATAGCCTTTAGATGGGCGGTAGTCATCAATCTGCTTCTTGCCATCGCCCTGACCGCCGGCTGTTTTATTCCTAAGTTGGTAGCCGGACTGGGCATATTGCCGGATGTATTTCTGCTCCATCTCATCCAGCTGTTCTGCCGGAAAGTGTAAAAATCCGACCTTCCAACCGTAGATATTGTCCGTGGTATATAGTCCGTGCTTTCTCAGTGACAGGTCTATGTGTTGGTATCCTGAGAGGTGTTGCGCCAGTCTTGTCAGCAGATGTTTAGCCTGCCCTATGTACGCATAACGGATTCCGTCCTCGTCCATACGTGTCAGGAAATATATACCGCTGCCATCATCAACGTGAGGATTGATTTCCAGTATCCTCTTCTTGTTTTTGGCTTCAATGGCCATTGCCTTTCGATAATTTTGATTGCTCATCGTTCTCCCTTCAATTTGCCAACATGGCTTTTTCAAACTCCGACATATCTCCGTAGTCAGTTTGCATCATTCCTTTGTTTGCATCGAACCTTTTCTCCGCCGATGCCTCTTTGCTCTGACTACTGGATTTTTCCCAGGTCCTTACCGCTGCTTTCCAGTCCTTCATGTGGTTTTTTCCAACCATCCAGCCTTTGCACGAATAGAAATCAACAAACTTCTGCGGATCAACTTTATTGTTCCGCTCTTGGCAATAGGCACGAACATCATCAACGGTCGGGGGGATAAATTTTTTCTTAGAACCTTTAGGTTCTTCTTTTTTATTATTCCCTTCTTTATATTCTTCTTTTGTTGGGAATCGTTCGGGAATCGTTTGGGAATCGGTTGGGAAACTGCTTGGGATGATTTGGTAAGCATCGTAATTATTTACCGTAAATACGGTGTATTTTGAGGTTACATGCTTGGTAATCTCCTTGGTAGAAATTAGATGCTTTACTGCGGTTCTTACTTCGTCAACCGTGAGTTGTGTCTCCTCCGCTAATCGCCCATACGATGAAGGGAATGAACCCCTGGGGATCACAGTTCCCTCAATCTTCTTGTCTTTCCAGTAGGCCTTTAAAAGCATATGAATAAATACACGGCAGGTATTTATATTCCCATACCATTCCCAATCCAGTATCTTTCGGCTCAGCTTTATGTAATCCATTCAGCCCACCTACCCTATTCCAAATTCTTTGAGTGACATCTGCCCTGTATCCTCTGCCTTTGGTGTCAGGCACTTCCGTATAGCCTTACAACGCTTATTGCAACTGCTCGTCCTTGCCTGCTCCCGGAATAGATATTCCTTTACCCTCTGCCGGTCTTCCAGACTGCCATCAGGTTGGAAATATCCATTGTCAATATTGATAACCAATGTCCCTCTGAGCAGTAGTGCATCTTCCAATTCCTGACGGATTTTCCGATCACTCATGTTTGTATCTGATACAAGTTTTTGTCTTGATATTCTGTTGGCATAACCAAAAGGTATGTAATTCTCAATCAGTATATAGACCACCTCCCGGGCGGATCACCGTCCGCCCTGACACTAACATAATGGCTTGTTTGTGAGACACCATTACTAACACAAACGGTTTCTTTCGCCCCGTAGGGCAGGTGTTGCAACCTTATAGGTAAGACCTTCCAAATTCTTTTATAAACTCATCACGGGTGCCGTAATGCTCCTCATAATACCGCTGGCATTTCTGTTTCAGCATCAAATCAAGTCCCTGATTCGGCTTTCGGTGGACACTGTCCGGTCCGTATGTATGTAAGGTTGGATGCAGAGGTACCAGAAATCCTCTTTCCTCACTGGCTTTCTTCCGGCTGCCGTTAAACACATGATGGATATGAACCACTCCCAAATGGGTGATATAGCAGGATCCCATATCGTCTGTAAGTACACTCCAACACTTCTTCATGGTTTCCACGCTTTCATCATCTCGTCCAGTTCTGCTGGCGGAAGGGTCTCTATTCCAAGTTCCTTACATTCAGCAATGATTCCGTCAATAAAGTGGCTCATTTCCTTCGTATCATACTCGCTTGATCCTTTGATCATCGCATATGCCTTAAAGGTTCCGTTGTTCTTTATCAGCAACCAGTGTCCGCTTATCCTGCTCATGTCCACGCAGGCCTTGACCGTTACCGTAATAGGTGCGCCGTCAACTTCTTCCAACACACCGTAGTCATTTAGCATCTTCTCGTAGATCTCTTCTTTCGTGGTGGGATATTCCTGTGCATCTGCGATCTTGGTCATCAGCACCCATGCATATGCATTGGCATCCAGTGATCTCTTCTTGCGATACTTTTTTGCTGTGATCACCAGTCTATCAATATCTTTGATACTGTCATACTGGCTGGTCACAGCATCCGCGGATTCCGCTTGGAAGGATATATTATATTTTCCTGTTGCGTAATCCATAGTGATCCCGGATACTTTTCCGGTAAATTCCATCAGCCTGCCTCCTTATCCGGCATATTCTTGGTCTTTTGCAAAAAATCTTTAATCTGCAGATCTGATAAGTCATACACACTGGCAATCTTATAAGTCTTGCATACCGAATTAGCACTGTAGCCTATCCTTTTCAACTCGGCAAATACCGGCTCCAGTCTTTTTCTGTCATTCTCAGTAGGCTGTGCAGGATTCGTGTACTTGGTCTTATCCGCTTCCCAGTATATATCCGCTCCGATACCAAGCTGCTTGCAGGCCACTGAAATAGCATCGGTGGTAGCCATCTTATAGCATTCATCCGACACATAGGCACCGCTCTTCTGCTGCTCCACAAACATCGCCCCGCCTACACCAGGGATGGGCTTAGACCACTCATCACCGATCCTTATGTAAAGCAGGATATTCACGAAGGCAGCCACCTCCGTTCCGGAAGGCTCCAGCCATTGTCTTACAACCTCGTAATACCATCCGATTCCACAGGGCCCGAACTGCTCGGTTAGTGCCTTGATTCGCCACATCGGATTGATCTCCGTTTTTCCTTTCAATCTTCCACCGATGATAGGGCGCTGCGCTTCTTTGGGCACCTTCTTCACCGCATTATAAATTTTCAGATTATCTTCCATCAGATCAGCTCCCAGTCAATGCCAACGCTTGTTAGATACATCTCCAGTTTTTCTTTCGCTTCTGCTGTCAAAGCAAAACGATACTCATACAGGTTACTTTCTCCTTCCAGATCCTGCGGGATCATAGCATCGATTACTTTCTGCGCAGCCTCTTCTTTTGCCAGTTCTACCTCAGCCTGTTTCTCCGCTTCTGCCGCCGCAAGTGCCTCCTGCTTTTCTCTTTCTGCTCTTTCAAGAGATTCACGTTCCCGCCGCTCTGCTTCCAGCTTCGCACGCTCCTCCCGGCGGATGCGTTCCTCTTCTTCCCGGCGGATGCGTTCCTGCTCTCTCGCAATGATCTCTTTCTGCTGCTGTTCATACTGGTTGATGTAAAGGATCGTCTTCGTCAGGTCAAAAGATGTCAGGAACATTGCAATAGCTTTCTCCTCTACGTCAGAGTGCATCTGACGGATGGCGTCCAGTCCCTGCTTTACACTTTCCTTGCGATCCATCATCTCTCTGCGAATCTGTGTAAGATTTGTCGTCGCATTCTCCCATTTGCTGTTATAGATCTTATTCAGCGGCAGTTCTTCCTGCATGTCGCCCATGCATTCCAAATATAATTCCTTGATCTGTTCCTTTTTCTCCTCAATGCGGTGCTGTTCAAAGGCCATCACCTGATCATTGATAAAATTGATGGGCTGATCATACATATCCACCAGCTCTTTTGCCTTATCTGCGAACTCCTGTAAAGGCTTCATATATTCGTCACGGACTTCCTTTACCTTATCCGCAAACGCCTTCTTCTCCTTACGGAGAGATGCTACTGTAGCTTTCGCATCCTTTTTGCTGTCTTCGGTAAATACCACATTACGGTACTCATCCAATCTTGCACTCAGGTAAGCCTTGGCACCCTCAAAATCACAGGTGATCTTTCCTGCCTGCTGCTGTACCTGTACTTCGTAATTCTCCATTATTTCTTTCCTCCTGTTCATACGCTTCGTGCTGTCTCTTATAAAGATTCTCCCGATGGAGACCAAATTCCACTAATTCTTGATCCATTGCGACAACCATAAGGTTATCAATCCTTTCCGGCATCCTTATCACCGTCCTTTTTTATCCACCTCTAATTTTGCATTTTTATCCTCACTTTCTTTATCAGAAAATTCATTGTGGCTTTTGGATTTCCACTTGTAATAACTGCATTTTTCGATTGTGTCAGTGATTGCGATAACTACTAACAAAAAGCAAATTAAAAATATTAAAATAAATAAAATTTCCAATTATCTTTCCTCCCTACCTATATTTATCAGGTTTTTATCTGGTATCCTTATCATCGTCCTCTTTTTTTATTCCGAGGATTGCCTTAAGTCCATCGGATGCAAAGGCATCACCGCTTTTTAACATCTGCCTGGCAGATATAAGAATCCGCAATGCCTGTATTCCACAGATAAAGTCATCGTAAGGAACAGTGATCATCAATTTTTCCTTATCTCCCATTACTCTTCCACCTCCACAAGTTCACCATTTTCCAATCTATACCATGTATCAGGCTTCACTTTTTCACCGTCTACCCGAAACATCTTCGCACCGACAAACTCCCATGCTTCCTGCTCTGCTTTGTCGTATCTGTCATCCACTTTACTGCCAATGTATTTCCATTCAGCAAGAACAATATGGGAACCAAGGACACCCATTGCCTTTCCTTTGTATCCCCATGCAACCGCAATGCTCTCGGGATCGTTGGCAGATGATGCACCTTTGTAACCTGTGGCAGATGATGCACCGCAGTTACCTGTGGCAGATGATGCACCGTAGTCGCCTGTGGCAGATGATGCAACTTTGTAACCTGTGGCAGATGATGCACCGTAGTCACCTGTGGCAGATGATGCACCTTTGTAACCTGTGGCAGATGATGCACCTTTGTAACCTGTGGCAGATGATGCACCGTAGTCACCTGTGGCAGATGATGCACCGTAGTCACCTGTGGCAGATGATGCACCGCA